ATCGATTTTTGGTAAAACCATAATATATTCTCCTAATCAATCGCTTTAAATACGATCTGAAATGTTGTCAAACGAGTTTCTTACTCGATTCAATCTATTAACTGCATCCTGAATGCTCGTTGGGCTGTTTCCTTGATTTATAGTTTGTCTTACTACGTCTGTAAAACCAGCAACAGCACCAATTAACCCTAATAATCCATCACCTCTATTTAAACGTCCTCTTCCTCCTACTTTTTCTCCACTATAAGAAATGCGGTCGTAAGAAAAACTGATTGGCATTTGAAGAAAAGAATCGTTTTCACTCCATGCTAATTGAACATCGCCAACTGCAATTGGAAACGCTTTTTCTAATTTTGTTTCATAATATCTCGATTCAAAGCTATCAGTAGTATAGTGATGGATTGTAATATCCGTTGAATACTCGTCTTTATAACCTACTTCATAGGGTAACTTTCCATCTACTTCAGAAAAATTGCCACCAGCTGTTCCATAGTTAATTATTTGCTGTGCCCATTGATGAAAAAACGAGATGATTTGATGACTCGAATCACAAAGAAAAAGTCCACTCACTGGCTCTGTAGTAATTCCCATTGGATATACTTTTTGCCTTTGGCCTACATGAATTTGAGTTGCTTGTTCAAAATTAATTCCAGGAACCGAAATTTGCGAGCAAAAGAATCTAAAATCTCTTGGAGATACAAGAGCAGAAACTCCTCGAGGAAGTCGATTAATTCTTACTTCAAAAAGATTTGTTCGAGCGGGGCCGCCAAATCGATCGAAAGTAGATTTAAAATCACTTATGTTGAATGGCATTTACTTAAATCTCCCTGCTATAATATTTTTAGATTCGCGCCAAACTTGTCTCTTATCTGCACCTTCAAATCTAGCAGTTGGTAAGAAGAGTGCAATGTCCCATTCTGCGGGTTCAACTAATATAAATCTAGTTCTAATTTGTGAATCTAAATAATGTTTAAAAGTTGGTGCAAATTCTCTATATTTTCTTACGCTATTCAAAATGTCATAACTGATTTTAATTCGAGTTGTTTCATCATATTTTTTATTAGTAACAGTAGTATAAAGTGCGTCCATTAATTTTGCACGTAAAAGAGGCGGAAGATAGTGCATATTTAAGCCCTGAAATCCACCTTCTGTTCTATTTATTGGAAACACGAGAGGGAATGTGTCATAGTATGGAAGAGTCTTTTTATGTTTTGGATCGTATCGAAACATATACATAGATCCGAGTCTAATTTCGTAAGTAGCAGAAGCTCGTTTTTCACGAATAATTTTCTTAGGATCGGCTTCTGCAACTGTAAATCTTTTTGCTTGATTACGATACCAACTACGGGCGTCTTTTGTTCGACCCGGCGCTTTACCGGATTTTATTCCTTTCAATAAGATTTCATCAAATGTTGATGCTGCCATCTACTTAATCCCTAATTCGTGTTCTGTATATATTGCAAATTCCCAACCTTTATTTTCACAAAATTGTCTAGCTGCTTTCCACTTAGCTTCATTGACTCCCCACGTTTTAACCTCGTTCAAATATCTTCTCGATATTCTTCCAGATTTCGTAGCATTTTTTTTACTCACATCTGGCGGTTTAGTCTGAGCTTTAGGTTTAATTTCAATCATAATTGTTTTTGGGACACTAGTTTTTTTATCTCTTACATGGACAATTACATCAGGAAAATATCTGTGTGACTTTCCATCGATTGGTGATCTATATGGAACGATCACTTCTTCAGATTGCCACCAAATAACATCCGGATGCTTGTCTACATGACGAAAAAATTTAAACTCCCAAAGAGACCTATAAATTATTTTTGTAGGATCTCCTTTGTACTTTCCAGGGTTTTCTGGTCGAAATCTACCTTTGTATGCCATTTAAAAAATCAATATAAATAAGTGGATAGAGTTAGCTCAATACTATTTATCTTAGTTAGGAAAAACAAATGTCATCAACGCGACCAGAAATCGTTATTAATCGTGCAAAAGGTAATACGCGAATTGGTAGGTTTAGCTTTCCAGCTGTGCCATATCCGCACACGATTTTGTTAAACTTTAAAAAATACGATTATAAAAATATTGATGAAAGATATAATCAACAAGTAGCACAAAATATTGGCAGTGTCAACGCAGAAGGAAGATTCGAAGCTGCAACGTCCTTAAGAGAACAAACCACAATTGAACTTCCTTTTCCAAATCAAATATTAGATAGTCTCAGTATTAACATAGTAGGTATGGAAAGAGATGTTATTGTAGATACAATTGCTTCAGGCCTTGGAAGTTTGATAAACAGTGATGCTTCGCTAGCTTCTGTTCCAGGTCAAATTGGAGACGCAGCCCAGAAAATAGCCAAACTTACCGAAGAAGCGGGTAAAGCTTTTGCGAGAATGACATCAGAAGAAAATGGTGGGATGGCTGGCGGAATTATGGACGGAATTACGTCAGCATTAGAAGAATTGAAAATTTCTTCTGCAGCTCAAGCAGCTACATATTTAGTAAGTAGTCTAAGCCCAGCAATCGGTCAATCAGTTAATAATATTACTGGCACAGCAATGAATCCTCGTGAAACACTTACGTTTAGAGGAGTTAATTTGAGAAGCTTTACGTTTAACTGGGATATGTATCCTTCTAATGAAGCAGACTCTGAACAAATTAGACAAATCATAGCTACACTGAAAAGAAATGCATTACCTAGTACAGAAACGTTAGGCGATGAAAACGGTGTTGGTATTTCAAGATTGTTTTTTAATTATCCAGCAACCGTTGAATTATCGCTTCTTGGCATAGATCCGTCATTTTTCCCAAGATTCAAACCGTGTATGATAAGTCAAGTAGATGTTAACTACGGTGGAAATTCCGCCGCGCTGCCAATTATTAAAGGGGGTAAGCCAGGTGTAGTAAGTTTAACAGTAGCATTTACAGAACTTAACACTGAAGCTGCTGAAGATTATCAGACTGTAGGTGCTGGAACACCGGCCGTATCAGAAACTGAATCACCAAATTTTGATAACCTAGGTGGTGTCGTGCTACCCGGAACATTGGCCTAAAGAAGAGCGTAAAAGGAGTAAAAGTTGAAATATTTTGAACATTTTCCCGTTATAACATATCAAGGTGTACGTGTAAAAGATATTACTCGACGTGCTGAGTTTGTTAAAACTATTTCTAACAATCCATATTTGCACTTACCATATACTGTTAAAGAAAATGAAAGACCTCAAGATATTGCACTTGATTATTATGGAAGTGTTGATTATGATTGGTTAGTTCTTTTAGCTAATAATATTATTGATCCTTATTACCAATGGCCTTTATCAGATAAAGATTTTAAAAACTATTTGATTGAAAAATATACAGATCAATCTGGTGAAGAAGGTGAGGCAGTTATTGATTGGCTTAGGGATCAAACAATAGAAGACAACGTTGTCTATTATTATAAACCGTTATAAGGATATTGTAAATGGCTCTTGAACAGCTTATCTTATCTCCGGATTCTTTCCAAACAATTTATCTTCGTAAAGAAGACCGAGTTATTATACGTACTGAAAAAGGCGAAAAGATTATTATTAAAAGAATCATTCCAGATGATTGGGTTGCTTATCGCTTGTATGATTATGAAGTTGATTTAAACGATAATAAAAAAGAAATTCTTTTATTCGATAAGAAATATTTGAATCAAATTAACAGAGAATTCAAAGCAGCGGTAAGCTAAAATGGCAGAAGAATTTGCACCTGCATCGATACGTATTACAAAAGCTGAGTTAATATCGTATACTGAAAAATCTCAAGATATTATTCCATTGATTGTATCGGTTCAAATATCTCAGTCAATGAGTTCTTCTCGTTGGGTGGGAACAATGCAGGTTTTAGACCACGTTGGTTTACTTGAAACATGGCCTTTAAGAGGAGAAGAAAAACTTAATTTAAGTTTAATTGGTGATGACTTAGGTACCGAAGTTGATTTAGAGTGTCAAGTTTTAGTGGTTGACAACGTTCAGCCAGCAGAAAATGGTACTGGCCTTTTTTATAGAATAATGTTTGTTTCAAGATTAACTTACCTATCTGGATTGAAGAACGTTATAGAACCACACTCAAAAGTACTCGCTTCAGAAGCAGCTAAAAAAGTTTTTGATAAACATTATGCTAATACTATTGATCCAGTAGAAACAGACACTCTAACAAAAAACGAGACGCTTGCCTTTGATACGAAAAAATTTAATATTAGCAACCATAAAAACAAAAAGCTTTACATACAAAAATCTGAAGGACAAATTAAAGCAATTATACCAAATTTAGATCCAGCTTCTTCGATGGATTTTTTAGCATCACGGTGTTACAGTCCTAATTCACCATCGAGTTCATTTAGATTTTTTGAAACTCTAAGAAATTTTTATTTTGTAACAGATGAATTTTTAGTTAAAAGAGCAATAGATAATCCAACACAAATTAAGCCCTTTAAATATGGTGCTTATACAACTCAACTTCCTAACGAACCTCTTGCTCAAATCGAAACACTATTTACTATGAATAACGATAGAAGAATTGATACTGGTTCTGATATATTAAATGGCGGATATCGAAACAGCGCTTTTGAAATAGATATAGTAAGAAGAACGGCAAAGTATAGACACTTTAATTATTTAGAAAAAGGCGGTTATCTTGATATGGAAGGTAAAGTAAGAAAAGTTCAAGATGATCTTCACTCAGAAGAGTACCTTAAAGATAGCTCGGTTTTTTCTTCTGAGAATGGATTTGAATTTTTAATTTTTAGAGACTATCAACAATCTGGTGCGATTCCAGGTTCATTGAGATCAGATCAGTATTTTACTGAAATTACTTCTAATAAAATTTCATATCGTCATCATTTAAATAAATTAATGGTAACTGCTTCTTGCGCTGGTAGATTAGATATTGAACCAGGAATGGTTGTTAATGTTGAAGCAAGAGAAATGGGTGCACAAAGAGAATTAAAAGAAAATCAAAAGCTATCTGGTAATTATTTAGTTTTTGGAACGAGTCACGATATTCAAGCTGGAAATTGCAGTACTTCTTTATCATTGGTTAAATACGGGTAAAACATGGCACTAGGTTTAGATCATCCACTATTTTTTATCGGCGTTGTCGAAAACAATGACGATCCACAGCTCGAAGGAAGGGTGCAGGTCCGTGCGTTTAGCATTCATGGAACAAGAGATCAAGTACCCACAACCGAATTACCTTGGGCATTATGTTCTCGAGGAGAATATGGATTAATTTTTAATCTTCCTGGGCTTAATTCATTTGTATGGGGTATGTTTATAGACGGTGAAGAAGCTCAACAACCTATTATTCTTGGTCTATTGCCTTCTCAATTGGCCGAACCGACATCTCCTGCACAAAATGGCTGGGGTGTTATTCCTCATAGAGATGGAAATCTTTTAGCTCAAGGCTCGGCTCCAAGAGATTTTGGGCAGCCTCAAAACTCAAGACTCACGCGCGGCGAAGATCTTCAGGAAACATATGTTCTTGGCCAAGAAATGAATCGCTGCGAAGACATGAAAATTGCAGGAACAGATGAAGTGTGGTCTGAACCTTCTTCAGCTTACGCTACTAATTATCCTCATAATAAAACTATTGAAACGACGCATCACTCGATTGAACTCGATGATACACCTGGTGCTGAACGTATTATGATTCGCCATAAAGAAGGCGGTTATATACAAATTGATTCAAAAGGTAATATGACTCAAAAAGCAACAGGTGATCAATTTGATGTTAGCTGTGGAAATAAACACGAATATGTAGAATGCAAACACGTCGTCACGATTGGTGGGGATGCCCGTGTATATGTAAAAGGTAATAAGATAGAAGAAATCGAAGGAGATTATACACAAATTGTTCATGGAAACGCGCTATATTCTTCTGGTGGCCAGGTAACAATATTAGGAAGTGAACAGGTTCAAATTGCAGCAGCTGATGTTAAGTTAGAAGCAAAAGTTGGTACACTTGGTATAAAGGCAGTTAAAAACATACAATTAGATTCTCTTTCTGCAATTAACATAACATCATTAAGAGAAATGCATACAACAGCGTTTACTTATGAAGTTACCTCAGGCCAAGTGATTAATATGATCACTGGCACAGGTGGAGCGTTTGGTGATATTAACATGACGAGTTCGAACATGTTTATTACCACGACTGGTGCTGCTCCTCCAGTAACTCCAAATCCTCTTATTGCAGTAGGTACACCATTAGGACTTACACCAGAGCCAACTAAAACTGCTGCATATGCTCTACAACCTGGATTTTTCATGACGGCCGCAAACGCAAACATTCAGACTCTAGGAATAACATCAATCAACTCTCTCGGTGTTTTAGAAATCGAAGCAGCAGGTTTAATTAATATTAACGCTTTAGCAGCTATGAATATTAAATCTACAAGTTTTGCAGTAGATGCGGGATCTATTCAATTAGAAGCAGATGCGTTGTTAAACTTAAGTTCATCGCTTGCAACGGAAATTAAAGGAACTACAACAGCATTAGAAGGCACAACATCAGTAGATATATTAGGTGCGGAGGTAGCAATCGATACTTTAGTTAATATTGGTTCTGGAGTAGCTAGCTCAGCAGATATTACTCCAATAGTTCCTGTACCGACGACAATAGTTCCTCCTTGGATTCCGACTGTGCCATTCCCAATACTACCTACTGAAGGTACGAAAGTTCCAAATCCTCCGGCAAAAAGTACTAAAATTCAATTGACTAATCCTTGTGGATCTGGTGGGTCAGGCGGGTTTGTTTCACCAGATCCAGACGTAGAGAGCTAAGGAGAATTTAAATGATTGACGATTGTGATACTTCACAAACAGCACAAAGCAATTTAAATCGGGCTCGCGGACCTTTTACTAATGTAAATGGCGAATTTAATCTCGACCAAGTGGATAAATTTGCAGAAGAGCTTGCTCAAAGTATCCTAGAAGAAAGACAAACTAATCCAGAAGTCATTCTTTTTAATAGATATGGTGACTCCTTTTATGATTCAAATAAAGCCTTAAACGGCAGTATTAAGAATAGATTGATTGGTTCTGGTGCTTTAGCTCAATATCCTGATCTTGCATCTCGGTGGGATAAAGGAAACATAAGCACACTTGAAACTGCTTTATTTTTAGAAAATGCGAATCTTACGCCGCAAGGTTTGATCGATAAATCTAATGATGGCGGTATTGATAATCTAGCTTTTCAATTAGACGCTTATTATAAGAATTCTTTTACTCAAAGTATTATGGGAGGTTTTTGTTCTTCTTTACCAGGATTGTTTGGTGCGATTGACGCGTTCTTTGATATTATTGATAAAATAGATGGATTGATTGACGATGCTATTAGTTTCTTAAATAAAATTAAAAATTATGAAGATCCTCTTAAAGCAGCGATAGAAGCTATAACGGTTCAATCTTTACTTAAAAAAATTAAAGAATTAGTTACAGAATCAATAACTAAAATTTTTGATAAAATTATGAGCGCTATTGAAAACTTCAATATTGAAAATATTATTGGAGATATCAATACATTTGTTAGAGAAGATGTAATTAAAAGAATCGTTACAGCAAAAGAGCGAATGTGTCTTTTCTTTAATGATGAGAATAAGAAAAAAATTCAAGATAAAATAAAGGGCTTAATTGATTACATCACTGGAATATTTGATAGTCCAGGAATTCAAGAGATTCAATTTATGCTTACTAAGTTTTGTTCTTTAATTGGACAAATCGAAGGACTAATGAATGACATTAAAAAACCACTCGACACTTTTGGTGGAAAATATAGTCGAATATCAAATAGACTTCAAAGAATTTCAAATATCAATACCTCATCTGCTGTAAGAGCAGGTGCGATTCGTTTTTCTAATGAAAAGAAAAAAGAGGTAATAAATACTATAGAAGAAGATTGGGAAAGTGAAGCTTCCGCAGTTTTTACACCAACTGGAGAAAAACCAGTTAATGCAAAGCCACCGACACTCGCTGAGTATGGAAAGCTACCAAAGTGTAAAGCTGTAAAAAATGGAAGCGAGCCACGAGTTAAAATCTCTGGTGATTGGGTTGATGATGAAGATTGTGGATTAGAAGGATGGGTAAATATTGATGTTGATTTAAAAGTCTATCTTATGAGAGTACAATCAGAGGTAGGTGGACAACTTAATGTTATTTCTGGGTATAGAAGTCAACAATATAACGCAAAAATAGGTGGAGCCGCAGAATCAAGTCATATGACCGGATTAGTAATAGATATTGAACCGGTTAAAGATTCAGAAGCTTTTGCAAAAATAGCACTTACAAAAGGTTTTAAAACAGTTAAAGTTTATTCAGATAGAATCCACTTAAGTATACAACCAAGGCCAGCGGCATGACGATAGATGTTTTTACACCTACGACTAAAAAAGTCTCAATTTATTCTGACTTTCGTAAAGATTTAGCGCGCAGCCCATTGTCTGAAGATATAATTATTCTTAAAGACGAAGATGCAGTTAAAGAATCTATTAAAAATCTTTTGTTAACAGATCCAAGAGAAAGACCAATGCAACCGTTTCTCGGTGCCGGCCTTAGACAACTTCTCTTTGAAAATATTACACCATCTACAATTAAGATTATAGAAGATAAAGTAAAAACGACAATTGAACTATATGAACCTCGTGCAGAATTAATAGATGTTCAAGTCACCTCTTCAATAGATGATAACACGGTCAAAATTTTAGTGAAATTCTATATAATTAATGTTTCTCAGCCAATTACTCTAGACCTTATTTTAGAAAGGATAAGATAAATGACAACCCCGAACGCTTCAATCACAGACTTAGATTTTGCTTCGATTAAAAATAGTTTAAAGAACTATCTCAAGTCTCAAACGCAGTTCAAAGATTACAATTTTGAGGGATCAAATTTGAATGCTTTGCTCGACGTCCTTGCGTTTAATACATACCAAAACAATTTTTACACTAATATGGCTATCAACGAAATGTTTCTTGATACTGCAGTGTTAAAAAACTCAATTGTTTCACACGCAAAAGAATTAAATTACTTACCTCGGTCAAGAAAATCTCCAAAAGCTGTTATTAATGTAAACATTTTTTCAGAAACTCTTGATACAGAAACTTATACTATACCGCAATATAGTGTTTTTAGTAGTACTTACCTAGGACAAAACTTTACTTTCATTACAAACAAATCGTATATTGCTCGTAGAATTGCTACTAACACTTATCAAGCAGATAATGTCGAAATTTTTGAAGGACAAATTCTGACAAGCTTTCAAAGAGAAGGCTTTATTGTAGATGACGAAGGAAAATTAAGAGTTTATTTGAGTAACGATAACGCAGATATAGATACTCTCGAAGTTTTCGTTAACGCTGAAGCAACCGATGACTTAAACGTTTTTACTTATGCTAAAGATATATTTGGAGTAGAAGCAGATAGCAAAGTTTTTTATGTAGAACCTTATTTTGATGATCGTTATTCTATTTACTTTGGTAATAATGTTTATGGGATTCAACCTAAAGATTTTGAAGATGTTCGTGTAAAATATAGAATTACGAGTGGTGAAGAAGCAAATGGTGCTAGTGCATTTACTGCCACGTTTTTAGAAAATGGAACTATCACGTGTACTACAGTCGCTGCTGCGGCCGGTGGTGCTGAAAGGGAATCACTCGAATCAATTCGATTCAATGCACCTAAATCATTGCAAATTCAAGAAAGAGCTATTACAAGTACAGACTATGAAATCTTGTTAAAGCAAAAGTTTCCAACAATTAAAGCAGTGGCTGCTTATAGTGGTGACCAACTTGATCCTCCACAATTCGGTAAAGTTGCGGTTTCGGTTTTCTTAAACGATAGCACACAATTAATATCATCTACTCTAGCAAACAGTTATATTGAATATTTAGAGGGAAGAAGTCCAATTGGTATTGAACCCATTTTTGTTCAAACTAAATATGTGTATGCCGATTTAGAAATTCAAGCCTATTATACTAATAAGTTTTTGGATAAGTCAACAGATGAACTTGAAACTTTAATCAGGGCTCAAGTTCAAACATATTCTGATTTATATCTCGAAGATTTCAATAAAACTTTTAGAGCTTCAAATTTATCTACTCAAATAGATTCAATTGACACTGCTATTTTAAGTAATGACGTTATTGCAATGCCAATTATTGAATACGCGCCTATTCTTAATATTGCAACAAATCCAGTATTTAAATTTGAATCAGAATTGATTAAGCCATATCCTTTTGATCAATCAACCGGGTTTAAAGACTATAAACCTGCAATTCAAAGTAACGAATTTGATATAGAAGGCGCGTGTGTTTATATTCAAGACGATGGCTTAGGTAATATTCAAATCATTACTTCTGATATAACAAATCCACAAATTGTAAGAAAAGATGCCGGTACAGTAAATTACAACACCGGTGAAGTAAAACTTACTAAGTTTGTTGTAGAAAGTTATACAGGAACGGGTATTAAAATTAAAGCTCGTGTTAAGTCAAGTGATATTGAAGCTCCGCAAGGTAGAGTGTTCATCCTAAGAGATCAAGACGTAAAAGTAACTTTAAATTTAAGTGACAAAACAGGAACAAAAACAAGCGCAGGAAGCTAACCAATGGCTGATGAAGAACTCATAGTCAAAAATATATCGCTCTTTACTGAGAACCATTTTCCAAACATATACTTAGAAGATGGCAGTGAATTGGTCGACCTTGCGCGACAGTATTATAAATGGCTTGAAACAGATCAAAGCCAATCAATTTATAATGCAAGAAGAATGTTTGAGTATCGAGATATTTCTACAACTCTCGAAAAAATGCTTGTTTTTTATAAGAAAAAATTCTTAGCAGATCTTCCTTATAATAAAGATACTATTTCATTTGTTGTTAGAAATATTCTTGATCTTTATCAAAGAAAAGGAACGAGTGATGGTATAGAGTTATTTTTTAAACTCTTTTATGATGAAACCGCGCTCATTACTTATCCAGCAACACAAATGCTCAAGCCTTCTAATTCTCAATGGAATACTGGAAATTATTTACAGCTGTTTGCAAATAGTAACGAATTCTTTTCTGAATCCGGACAAAAATATACTTACGCAGATCTTATTGCTCGTAATGTTCAAGGATCATTATCAGAAGCAAAAGCGGCAGTAAGGGCTGTTAACTTAGTTGTTTTAAATGGTGGCTTAATACCAATCATTTATATTGATCAAGTGCAAGGAATATTTCAGAGATACGATCAACTATCTACGTATATTAATGGGGAATTTGTAGTTTTCGGACAAATGAATGGTTCTTTAACTAATATTAATATAGATTTAGATTATAATCAAGCTACAACCGGAAATAAAGTTGGAGATATACTTAACGTTGTAACTTCAGATACTGCTGTCGGTGGAAAGGTTATTGTGACCGGTATAACGACAAAAATTACTGGAGAAATTAAATACAGAATCGAAAATGGCGGATGGGGCTATACACTTGAAAACACCGCGCTTGAAGTTTCAAATCAAGTAGTATTTCCAGTTTTTGGTGGCTCATATGCAACTATGGATGATATTGCACCAGTTCCTCTTGAAAGAGTTACTAATGGATCATTAACTGGAGAAATCATAGGTTATTCCGACGAAGTTATTGCTATTAAAGTAAATGATCCTGGAGGTATTGGGTATCTTACCGCTGATACAATTACAACACTTGACCGTGTAGACGATCAAGGAAATCCAAATAATATTTCTTTCACAGTTTTACAAGCTTCTGAATTTAACAATACTTCACCTGGTGACTTATTTCCAGACACTGGCGATCCATTAGACGTAGCTGTTAATACCCTTACAAACGTAGAAGCAATTAATGTTATAACAGACCCAATAGCCCCATATCTTTCTATTACAGTCGATGCTGCAGATTATGGAGCAGCCACTCCGATGTCAGGTTCTGCGTCTCCAGTTAACTATACTACTGTTTTATCAGACGCTTTTGATCTTACATCAATTAATGTTGGAACAATTGACACATTTAAAAACGTTGTTCCAGGGTCTGGATATAAGTTTGATGTTTGGGCAATTGCACGAGATCCTGTTATATCATCTTTATCAAGATATGATCAAGAAATATCATTTCCAAATCCGGCTACTGCTGGTGCATTTAATATTAATGAAATCATAACTGAACAAAGCACTGGTGTACAAGGTATAATTAGAAAAACAAATTCTTCATTAGGTTATATTACTGTTACTCCTTATTCATATTATGGATTTTCAGGCGGACCAATTGTTAGAGGCGGAGGAGTCGGTGACGTATATGTCGTTTTAGATGTTAACAGAGATTATTCTTCAACCGTTGCAGGCTTAAATGCAGATATTGAAACTGTAACATCTTTTGCTGCCGGTAAGATTGAAACTGTAGCGGTAAGAGGATCTGGATTCGGTTATTTAAATGATGAAGTAGCAACACTTACAAACGATCTAGGTGAACCACAAGCACAAGGTCTTGTTGATGCAACACGAATGGGTGTAACTGCTGGTTATTGGGCCGAGTATTCATCACACTTAAACGGATTTACAAAAACGTTAGCCGAAGATGGAGAAGATGAATATTACGAAGGAAATATGAGAATACAAGATAGTGATTATTTCCAAGAATATTCTTATGTTATTAAATCTAAAATTGATCCGGGCAAATATCAAAAGCTTTTACGAGAAAGTGTCCACCTAGCTGGAACAAAGCCATTTAGTCAATTTTTATTAAGATCAAAAACTGGCACGGTTTCAAGTGGCAATTTTATCAGATACTTTAATGACGATGGTCAAGGTAGTCCATTTGATCAAGCTGAGTTAAATGAAATTACTTCAGATATCATTAACTTTACTGTAGATTCAGATACTCTGACCTCAGATAACGAACCAACACCATAATAAATAGTAAATAAAATAATTTCGGAGAAATCATGGCAAAGCAACTAGTTGACACAGGTTTAGTAGCCAACGACGGGACAGGCGATCCTATACGCACTGCGATGACGAAAGTCAACGAAAATACTACTGAAATCTATAACGCTCTTGGAGGTAATACTCTTACCAACCTTGTAAATGGTAGTGGTGAAATTGAATTACTTCTTACAGCCAACAAGATTTCATTTCTTTATAATACAGAAGCTCAAGTATTAGCATTAGATACAACTGCACATCATGGCGTTATAGCTCATGCACACGACACCGGGGCGCTATATTATTGCCACGGCGAATGGAGAAAATTACTTACAGATAATTCTGCTATGGATGTTACAAGCTATACCGATCCATTAGACCTTCATTCATATATCGATAACGTTACTAATGTTGGTGCAGCAACTCAAGTGCTTGTATCAAACGGCGATGGAACATTTACTTGGTCTAATCAATCGGGCGGTGGCGGTGGTGTTACAGTTGAAGATGAAGGTGTTGCTTTATCTACAGATGCTAGTACTCTTAACTTCACAGGTTCTGGTGTCACGGTTACCGGCAACGGTGCAACTAAAACAATCACAATCGCCGGTGGATCCGGTGTAGCAACTTCTCTCGATTTAACAGATACTCCAAGTTCTTATGGTACTGCCGGACAGTCTCTTGTAGTTAACTCAGGTGCTAATGGTTTAGAATTTGCAACAGTCTCAACCGCCTCAGTTTCTATGACTAGCCTTACTGATACAGATATATCAAATGTTCAAACCAATCAGGTATTAAAATGGAATGGTAATGATTGGCAAAATTTTGATCTCAATCCAACTTTTGCCGGTCTCACAGATCAACCTGCTGCTCAATCAGATCAACAATCATTTGAAAATATTTGGAAAAATGCTTCAACTGTATTGACTGTTTCTGCAAATGGATCAACTGCATATCGATTCGATCAATACGGAACAACAGATAACCCAACAATTTATGTTAAAGCAGGTACTACGATTGGATTTGATTTATCTTATGATCCAAGCGGCACACACCCATTTAAAATTCAGACTACTGGCGGTTCAGATATTGCAGATGGAATCTTTGAACTGACAAGCGGTAACGTATATAATGACTTCACACAAGGTGGTGCATACGGTGGAACATTATTTTGGAAAGTTCCTGCGTCTTTCTCAGGAAACTACCAATATATCTGTACAGCGCATGGATCGATGGTTGGTACCATTGTTGTTGAAGCTGCTGCAGGTGGTGGCGGTAGTACTCCTTCTCGTTCAACATCTAATGGAGCAACTTCTGGTACTCATGCAAATAATACTGATGAAAACTTAGATATTACCGGGTTTAAATCTTACTCTCTTCTTAAAATTGCTACAGACAGAGCAGCATGGGTAAGACTTTACATTACGAGCGCTAAAAGAACTTCAGACGCAAGTAGATTACAAACACAAGATCCAGCCCCAACCGCCGGCGTAATTGCAGAAGTTGTCACAACTGGTGCTGAAACAGTTGACTTTACACCAGCGGCTCTCGGTTGGAATGGAGATGCGACACCTGGTACAACAATTTATGCGGCAGTACGAAATCTATCGGGATCAACTTCTGCGGTTGATGTAACATTAACACTTCTTCAATTAGAAGCTTAATATGGCACTTAAAGAATATATTGTCACTCTTCACAATAGAGAAGACCTAGAAGATTTCTATGATGACATGGAAACGCCGGGCGGTAGTCTTTATATTCCTGATAGATCAGTTGGTTTACATTTAAGAAGAACAATCAGTCGTAACACTCATTATATGTTAACTACTGAAGAAGCAAAAGAAATACGTAAAGACGAAAGAGTAAGAGCAGTAACTTTAGCAGAGTTTATTAACAATTTAAAACAAGTTGATTATGGTTATAGCGCGGATGGTACATATGAAAGAACTTCTGGAAATGCTACCGCTAATCTTCAATGGGGTATTTTAAGACATACGATCAGAGATAACGTAGTAAATTGGGGATGGGATGGAACAACCACAGCCTCTAGTAATTTTAATATAACAGCTTCCGGAAAAAACGTAGATGTTTTAGTGTTTGACGGATTTGTTGAAATAAATCATCCAGAATTTGCAGTAAACGCAGACGGAACTGGAGGAACCCGCGTTACTCAATTTAATTGGTTTTCTTTAACTGCACAACTCGGTTATGGAACTAATGGAACATATGATTATACACATAGACCAGAAGATTCCAGTAGTAGTAATCACGGAACAAGTGTAGCATCAGTTATAGCCGGGAATCGCTTAGGTTGGGCAAGAGACGCAAACATATTTAATTTTAGATCTTATACAGGTGCCACACCAAATTATAACGCAGATGGAGGAAACAGATTAACGGAAGCAAATTCTTGGGATTATATAAGAGAATGGCATAATACAAAAGCAGTTAATTCTGAAACGGGTAGAAGAAATCCAACTGTAGTTAATGCAAGTTTCGGGCCATCGACCACCGAGGCTGACATAACATCGTCATATGATGGAATTGCAGCTATAAGTTATAGAGGGGCTTATTTTGCCCCAGGAAGAGTATTAACTGATGGTGAACTTACTGCTAGAGGTGTTGCAGTATATAATGGAAATTGGTATATGCAACCCGGCATTAACGTAGAAGATAATGACGCATACTTCGACGCAATAGAAGCTGATATTGAAGATGCTTTTGACGATGGAATCATATTGATCTGTGGCACCGGAAACGAGTTTACCAGACTGGTCAAGCCCACAAATCAAGACTACAATAACGTTGCGTTTTTGCAAGACTTGGGTGGAGGAGCTATAAGTGATGGAATATATCCAAATAGAGCTGGAGGTAGTGCCAACGGTCAAACAGTTCCAGAAACAATTAGTGTAGGTAATTCTTCTTATCACGTAAATGACAGAAGAAGACTTGATAGCAATCAAGGAGATAGAATTGATCTCTGGGCTGCTGGTACCGCTATTCAAGCAGCGGTTAGAACAAGTGGAACTTTTAATGATCCTAGAAACGCATCTTATGAGATTCAAAAAAGATACGGAACAAGTTTTGCCTCGCCACAAGTTGCAGGCGTAATAGCGCTTTTATTAGAAAGTAATCAAGGATTAACTCAAACTGAAGCTAAGGAATGGTTAATTTCTAATGCGTCTACAAATAAAATGTTTGATTCTGGCGCTTCAGACATGTCAGATTTTACTAGCTTACATGGCGCCCCTAACTTATTATTATATTGGGAAAATCAAAGACCGGAATCTGGAACAATAGTACCAAAATTAAATAGTAAAGCAAGACCCACTTCGGGTCGAGCGTGGCCCCGTCCTAGGATACGCGCGAAAGGGTAATAAATAACCAAAGGATAATAGGTTGAATCATGCCAGAAATATTAACAACAGAATTTAAAACAGATACGACAAGAAAGGTCGTAGTTGATGCTTTAGCGAGTGACTATTTTGTTTTTGTTTCTGCTATTGAAAATATTACACCAGAAAATTCTATTAAATCACAAAACGAATTTTTAGCTAAAACTCTTTTTGGAAAAATAGTGAATAATATTGATACAAAATATATGATCAAATATTATCCGTGGCAAGCCGGAGAAACATATGTTCAATATGACGACTCTGTTGATCTTGAAGGTGAAAAATTTTATGCTGTCGTAGGACCTACGAATAACGATACAGGTGATTATAGAGTTTATAAGTGTTTGTTTAATAACTTTGAAAGTCCAACAATTGCTCCTCCGGTTTGGGATACAAACCAACCAGACCAAACATATGGAACTGGTGACGGATACGTTTGGAAATTCATGTATTCTTTAAGTTTAATTGAATTTGAAGCTTATAACGCGCTGGGCTATATTCCTATAACAGGTACTTTTGATGCAGATCCGGTTCCAACTTCTGGAGGATCTCAAATTAATATTATTCAGGTAGAAAATCCCGATGCAAACTTTGGATATTCTAAAAAGACGGGGACACTAAGTCAAACACCAGATTTAGACGGAACTGTTAATACTCGAGAAGATCCTACTCTTGCATTAGGTGAAGATTATTACGCAGGACAATCAATTTATTTTGTTAAGTCAAACGGCTCTTTTGAATTATACGAAATCGATACTTATGATTTTGATACACAAACAAACCGTGCATCAATTAGAGTTAAAGACAACATTGACTTAATCACTTATCCTGGAGGACGAGCAGCAAATCCTACCGCACCCGGATTACCTGCACAAGACGGTGTTGGAGTTAATAATGCTTTTTCAATTTTTCCAAGAGTATTAATAGAAGGAGATGGTACTGGAGCACGAGCAATTCCTAATGTTGACTCTGAAGGTAGAATTCGTACTATTACAATTCTTAGCGCTGGTGACGGATATAATACAGTTCAAGCTAGCGTTGTAGATCCTCTTTATGATTTTGATCCATCTGCTACTAATTCTACTGATGTGAGAGCAACTGTTCGTCCGATACTTTCTCCAACGGACGGGCACGGTACAGATTTAGTAGACGAACTTAAGTGTCACCATTATCTTTTATATGGTTATATTTTATCTGATGATAATGAATCAATTGGTGATACAAATACATATACCGGCGTAGGTATAGTTAAAGATCCTGATTTTACTGGTGTTACACCAAGCGTATTTGATAATAGAATTGCAGTCAATTCTCCAGATTACAATAAAGTCACTGTAAATAGTATTATAACTCAGGTAAACCAGCAAAATGAAACTACCTTTTCAGGTATAGTACACGAAATAGATTCAGCAAATGAAATTATTTACATTGCTGAATATAATAACATCTATCCTAATCAAGTTGGTCAAGATACAGCCTTTGATCTTACAAAAGACTTATTCAACGAAACAGGTCAGATCGTAGTAATAAATACTCCAATAGTAGATAACGTTACTTTTTCAGAGTATGTTCAACGTACGGGTAAAGTATATTATATGGAAGATTTTTTCCCGTTAGCAAGAAATGAACTTTCGAGAGAAGAATTCAAAATTGTCTTTGAATTTTAAAGGAACAAAATAAATGCCAATCAATACTAATCTTAATACAGCACCATATTTTGATGATTTTGATCTAGAAAATCAATATTATAGAGTTTTATTTAAACCAGGGTATGCGCTGCAAGCAAGAGAATTAACACAACTTCAATCTGTATTGCAATCGCAGATTGAACAATTTGGTGATAATATCTTTCAAGAAGGCAGTATTGTTAAAGGCTGCAACTTTACAAACTTAAATGATCTAAAATTCGTAAGATTGCAAGATGATTCTGTTAACGAAGGAACAGAATTTAACCCAACAGAATTTATTAGTAGAAGAGTATCGACTATCGAACTTCCTGGTGGAGGCGTCGGCGCAGAAGAAATTGAATATGATTGGGTTTTTCAAATTGTTGGTGCAACCACCGGCCTTATAGCAAACGTTGTTTCTGCAGCCCAAGGTTTTGAATCTAGACCACCAGATCTCAATACGTTCTTTATTAATTATTTAAATTCTAACGAAAGCGCTGGATATAAAGAATTCCAAGATGGTGAATTACTTACAATCAATAAGTATTGGTATAAGACCGGTGTTCTTGAGCCTACTGAAACAAATCCGGTTTATTCAGAATCTGGTGTTGATCAAATTGCATGCTCACAATTAGCACCAGCGCTTTTAGCAACAGGAAATTCTTTTGGTGTTCAAGCAGCGCCAGGTGTTATTTTCCAAAAAGGACATTTTCTTTTTGCCGATGCACAAACACTTGTTGTTTCTAAATACGATGGCGCACCAGATGGAAAGGCTGTTGGCTATCAAGTTACTGAAAATCTTGTTACTGCTTTACAAGATGCTAGTCTTTACGATAACGCGAATGGCTCAACTAATGAAAACGCGCCAGGCGCAGATAGATTAAGACTAACTCCTCAGCTAGTAGTTCTTAATCAAACCGTTGCAGATAATGATCCTACATTTTTTAGTTTAATTAAATACAGAAACGGTAATGCCGTTACTATTCGAGACGTCTCTCAATATAATGTTATTGGTACTGAGATGGCTAGAAGAACATACGAAGAATCTGGCAATTATATTCTTCAGGATTTTAATATTAAAACAGATAGAAGAAATGGCGACTTAAAGGCTCTCGTGGGTGCTGGTACAGCGTACGTTAAAGGTTACAGAGTAGAATCTACTTCTCCACAAGAATTTACTATCGATCCAATTTCTGGCACTGACACAATAGAACAAGTTCCAATTGGTGTTGATTATGGAAGCTTTATTAAATTAGATCCTGTTTCAGCGCACAATGGTGCATTAGAGCTCGATTTTATCGCTGTAGATTTAATGAATAGCGGGACGCCAATTGGTACTGGATTTGTTGCAAACGTAACACCTACTAAGGTATACATTTTTGGCGCTCGAATGGATAACGGACAATCATTTAGTAGCGTAAATAGAATTCGTAGAACATCTACTGGAACATATGTAGAGTTTTCTGCAGGCGCAACTCTTGAAGAATCACGGCGTGCTCCTAAAGTTTTTACATCAGGTATGACTAATGTTTCTGCAACTTCTAACGTCACAATACCAGAACGTAAAGTAGTTACTGGCGCAACTCCTACAGGAAACGATTTTGTATTAACACCAGCGGGTGGAAATAACTTTGCACTTAATCAAAGTGATGTTTTAGTTATTGATGGAAGTGGTGTTTATCACGCAGTATCTAATATTTCATACAATGTTGGCTTCACACAAATGACAATTACTTGTGCCACAACGCCGGCTTCAGGCGCTACTATTTTCTATAATGAAAATAATGTAGGTGTCACACCTTATGGTAAAGTTAGCGCAACCACTACCGTAAGGCCAACATATCAGTCAAATAAGAAAAGATATTCTCTCGGTGCACCTGACGTTTATAGGTTAGTAAGTGTAACAGACGTGAATGGTCGTGATGTTACGCCAAGTTTCAGATTAATTAATAACCAAAAAGATCATTACTACGATTGGTCTTATATTGAATATGTATCAGGTTCAGGAGAACCACCAGCAGGAACAGTCATTGAAGTAGAAATTGAAGTATTCCAAATTAATTCAACAACAGGTGAATATTATTTCACTGTTGACAGTTATCCTAACGGATTAAATCCAAGCGATATTCCAATTTATGTCGCAGAAAATGGTAACAGATACAACTTAAGAGAGTGTTTTGACTTCAGACCTTACATTAGTCCACATCCAAGCTTTGGCTATGTAGATGTTGGTGCTAATTTTATTAACGATAACGTTGATACTCTCGATAGAGACTTTACTACTTGGGGAGCACCATTAGTTCCAGCACAAGGATCATACGGACAAGCAGATATTGATTATTATTTGTCAAGATATGATCTTATTGTATTAAGCTCTTATGGCAACATGGAACTTATCAAAGGTGAAGAAGAATTAACGGCTGCACCGCCAAAAGTTGAATCCGATAAACTGGCAATTGCAGAAATTTTTATTCCCGGAAATCCTGCGTTAAGTCAAGCTGAAGCTGCAAATCAAGGTAAAAGGGAATACGGAGTAAAAGCGAAACCTTTGGGCGCTCGAAATTATACGATGAAAGATCTTCAAAAAATTGAAAGAAAAATTGAAGGCTTAGAATATTATATTTCATTAAATCAATTAGAATCAGAAACTTCTAATTTAGTAGTTACTGACGAAAATGGTTTAAACAGATTTAAAAATGGATTTGTTGTAGAGCCATTTAACGATTTGAATTTAGCCGATATTCGAAATCCTCGATATAGCGCAGCAGTCAAATTTAATCAAAAGATTCTTACTCCAGCAGTTATAACGTTCCCAATTGATTTGAAATATGCTAGCTCAACTAATTCATCTATTTTCCCTGCGCTTGGAGATACTCAAGTAGTTACACTTGAAAGAAATTCTCACGTAGATATTATCAATCAACCATTCGCTACAAACTCAAGAAATTGCGTAAGTAATTTTTATAAGTACGTAGGTTTAGGATACGTATCTCCTCCTTATGATGGGGCTTACGACACTACAGTTAATCCTGTTAATATCGATATAGATTTAACTGAGCCTTTAACTGAGCTTATTGATAACATTCAAGAAATTTCGCCATTAACAGACACTACAGTTACTACTACTGGCGCAAATGTATGGACCGGTGGTGGTACACAGACTACAGTAACTTCAAGCTTAGAAATTTCTGGCGGGGCATCTATTACACAAGAAGTTGGAGAGTTCGTTACAGACTTTTCAATGAATCCTTACATGGCTGCACGAGATATTAAAATCTTTATGTCGGGTTTGAGACCAGATACAAGACATTATTTTTGGTTTGATAAAGTAGACATTAATAATAGAGTCCATCCTGGCTCAGCAGCAAATAAAGTAGAACTTGTATCACGACAAGGTGCTAGAGGTGCTGCAGTTACTTCAGATTCAAATGGAGTATTAAGAGCAGTCTTTGCATTGCCTGCAAATACGTTCTTTGTTGGTGAAAGAATATTAGAAATTTATGATGTTAGTCAATATACAAATATCGAATCTGCTTCTACTTCTGGAGGTTTTTGCTCTTATAACGCATATAATTTTTCAATCGAAAAAGCTTCATTAACTGCAACAACGAGATTCCCAACTTATGATGTTTCTCAGGTTACTACAGTAAGGAACTTACCACAAAGACCAATAGTAACTAACGATCCATTAGCACAAACATTCTTTATTAAAGAAGGAATGGGTGCAGGATCTAAAACAGTTTATGTTTCTAAAATTGATTTGTACTTTAAGAGAAAGAGTGCGATCAACGGCGTTACGGTTCAATTAAGAGAAGTCTTAAATGGATATCCTACAAGCAAGATTATTCCTTTCTCATCTATTCATCTTACGGCTGGGGAAGTAGCAACATCAGATGATGCATCTGCAGTAACAACTGTTGAATTCCAAGCACCTGTAAGACTTGATACTGAAAAAGAATATTGTTTTGTTGTTCAGCCAGATGCTAACGATCCAGATTATTTGATCTTTACATCTAAGGTTGGTAATTTAGACTTAACGCCTGGACCAACTAACGGACTTCCGGTAGTACAAGATTGGGGTGACGGTGTTCTCTTTACTTCGACTAATAACAGAGCCTGGAAATCTTATCAAGACGAAGATGTTAAATTTACTCTATATCGTCATAATTTTAATCAGTCTAGTGGTTCTGTTACCCTTACGAATAATGACAATGAGTTTTTAACAGTATCTAATCCAACTGGTAGATTCGACAAAGGTGAAATGATTTATGCTCTTAAGCCTTTACAAGGTTCTACGCAGTCTAACATTAGTATGGTTCTTGGAACAAACATTATTACTGGTGTAGACTTAGATGATACTTATCAAGTTGGTGAATACATTTTCGTTGAAAACGCAGGACAAACTGAAAAAGATCTTTTTGAAATTGAATTAGTAACTGCCACACAAATTACCACAGTTAAACCATCATCGTTCACAACTAACATTACGGGTGGAACTGGTACTCCGGCGGTTGTCGGCAATTTATCTTATTATAATTTTAGAAATCCAACTACAATGTACTTAGAAGCTTCCTCTGCATCTACAAAAGTTTTCGCAGCTAGCGATACTATTGTTGGTCTTGATAGTGACTCTCAAGCTACTATCGTTTCAGTAGATGATATTTCTATTAGTTATTTTCAGCCGCTTATTAACAAATCAAATGATGCAGCTACAAAAACTACTCTTACAGGAGAGTTTATTGATCCAGCCGCGCCATTATCTTCTTATACAACACCGCTTAAATTTGCTGACGATAATGTGTTTAATACGAAAGGTGCACTTATCTATAGTCATTCAAATGATCCAACAAACTTAAAAGCATTCAATATAATAGTAAACGCCCAAAACGGTGGAAATAATACTAGTACTCCAATTATTGACGTTGAAACTTCTAAGCTTTTATGTTATCAATATAAAATTACTAATAGCCCAGATACTACTGCAGCTTACATTGGTAAAAGAATTGAGCTTGCTGCAGATTTAGATGCAGAAGACATTCAAGTTATATTGACTGCCTATAAGCCAATTGATACCGATATTAAAGTTTATGCTCGACCGCAAAATATTCACGATAGTGATAGTTTTGATTCGATTCCTTGGATTGAATTAGAATTAATAGAAGGAGTTGGAGTTTTTTCTTCTTCTACAAATATAAGAGACTGGAGAGAATTTACGTATAAAATTCCAGATTCATCTAAGGTTGGCGGGGTTACTAGTTATGTAACACCTACAGGTGGAACGTTTGAAGGATTTAGGAGGTTTGCAATTAAAATTGAATTGTTGTCTGAAAACAATTATGTCGTTCCAAGATGTAAAGACTTTAGAGCATTGGCACTATCATGAGCGATTTTAAAAAAGATCCTAGTAGCGGTGCAGTTTTAAATACTGATCGTGAAGCCTTAAATAAATACAAATTAGAAAGAGCGTATTATAGAAAAATAGATACGCTCTATCATGACGTAGTTGAAATTAAAAAGACTATCCTTGCTATAAGCGAAAGAATAGAAAAATTGGAATCAAAAGAAAATGTCTAAAGCTATAACAAATATTACAACTAGCCAAACGTTTCAAGCTTGGTTTGAAAAAACCAATGAAATGGTAGATATTTTTGCATCTGACGCAGTAACCGCATCTGCTAGTGGTGATACAACAACCGGAAGTGCTACTTTAACAGGTAATTTTACAGCTGATACGTTGATCGGTAATGTTTCGACAGATCAAATATCAGCGGCTACACCTGGACAAACGATTACATCATCAGCACCAATTTCGATTACAAATGGGTCGGGAGCAACATGCGCAACTTTTAATTATGGCTCTGGTGGTGGAAGAACGAGTTATACAAATGGGTCGTTAACTTGGGAAACTGGTTTAGAAAGCAATTCCCCAGGTAATTTTATTATCGATACAGGATCCGGTACTCGAAAGTTTTTATTATCAACAACGGGCGCGCTTACTGTTCCCTATCTAACAACAACTGACACTATTACATGTGGCACAGATATGGATGTGAGTGGAACACTTACAGTTGATGGTTTGGCAACGTTTAGTGGCGGAATCGATGGATTAGATACTACGGGTGTTACAGAAGATCCTTCTGGAACATACTCATCGGGCACCTGGTATTTTACAAGAGCAAGAGCAGGCGAAGCGCTCGCGGCCGGGACAAACATTTCTTTAACAGATGTTGCTGATGATAAAAAGCAAATTAGTGTATCAAGTACACCATCTTTTGCTTCTGTAACTTCTACTGGTAATATCACAGCTGCAAGTGGTGACGTACGTGCCGACGAATTTTTAGTCGATGGTGCTTATGCAGATTCTAATAAACATTTTAGAATGTATGGTAGTGGTTCTGGTACAACACCGACTCTTAATTTTAGTCTAAAACAAGGCGGTACAAGTACTCGAAAAATGTATCTTGCCGCTAATTTGAATATTGAGTGTGATACATACGCAATTGGTGATATTAAAGTATATGCATCGGGAAGTAATGAAACGATTACATTAGATGCATCTGCTGGTTCAATCGTTGCTGAAGGTGATATCACAGCATTTGGTACTGCATCAGATATTAATTTAAAAGAAAATATCGAGATCATTCCCAACGCTCTCGATAAAGTAGCACAGATCAGAGGTGTTACATTTAACTACAAAGATAAGCCTAAAGAAAAAATGACTGGCTTAATCGCTCAAGAAGTAGAACAAATACTTCCAGGCGTTGTTTATAATGTTGAAAATGACAATAAGACAAATTTCAAAGCTCTTCGTTATGGCAATGTTGTTGGACTTCTCGTAGAAGCGATTAAAGAACTTCAAACAAAAGTGGACGAACTGGAGAAAAAATGCTCGTGTAATAACGATCAGAATTCTTAGTAAATTGATTATTTGGTCTTATAAATAAGAAATAACGATAAGGTGCAAGGCTAAAGCATGGCTAAGATTTCAGAACTACCTCCTATTACTGGTGCCAATACCAGAACAGAAGACCTGTTCGTTATCGTCAATCTTGTTCAAGGTGACGATGGTACTAGTAATATTACTAGAAAGGAATTAGTCGAAGCAATTCAGTACGAGATATTCTCTCGCATTACAATCACTGGAGGTACTATCTCTGGTGTAACCATGTTTAATTCTCTTATTCGTAACGTCGTCATTGACGATTCGAATATAGAAGACTCTTTCATAACTCGCACAGATTTTAATGAAGGTACTTTAAGAAATTCTGATGGTGACAATTTAGATATTATTAATTCAACGTTTAATGAAGGTACATTAGACGATAACGATCAAACAAATCAACGAATTTCGGATTCTTCATTTACCCTTGGCTCGATTACAGATAGCACAGCAGCTAATGTAACAATCACAGATTCTTCATATAGTGATGGCGTAATTTTTGACGTTGTTGCTAATACGATGACGATTACTGATTCATCTTTTGATGACGGTACTGCAAATAATATTGTTATCACCAACTCTGAGTTTAATGATGGCACTGGTAACAATGTCGTACTAACAAACTCTACTATCGATGATTCGACAATCACTGATTCAACTGCCAACAATGTTTCGATTACTCAATCGACATTTACTGATGGTGCAATCTTCGATAGCACAGCAAACAACGTTACAATTACACAATCAGTATTTGATCTTGGTGACGTTACTAATTCAAATGGTGATAATTTAACTATCATTAACTCTTCGTTTGCTGATGGTACAATTACTACAACTGATATTACTAGTAGCAATTTTTCGAATGGTGATATTTTTGATTCTAATGCCAACAACGTAACAATTACACAATCATTGTTTACTGATGGTAATATCACCGATTCTAATGCCAACAACGTAACAATTACACAATCATTGTTTACTGATGGTAATATCACCGATTCTAATGCTAATAATGTAACGATTACACAATCATTATTTACTGATGGCACTATTACAGATTCAACCGCTAATAATGTAACGATTACTCAGTCAGATTTTAGCGATGGAACTGGAAACAACAATTTATTTACTAGCACCACACTCGATAATTCTATTATCATTAACTCCGATTTTAGTGATGGTACTGGTAATAATAACGTATTTACTAATACAACGTTAGATCAATCAACTATTCAAAACTCTATTGGTCTCGATCTTAATATTAGCGAATCAAAGTTTGATGAAGGTACTTTATCTCAATCTACCTTCTCAGGCGGTCAAATTATTGACTCGGAACTTGCTAACTTCGAAATGGAGTTGGAAGAAATCTTTGATCCTAATATAGACGAAGAGTCTTGGTTTGCATTAAAGAACGTGCAAACCGGTGAAACTGAAAAAATTACTTATAGACAGTTCTTTGATGAGATTTCTAAAACAGTTTCTCAAGCTCTTAAAATTCACGTAGATGCATCATCTGGTAGAGATGAGTGGCCGGGTAGTTCACTTCAGCCCGTTAAAACATTGGAAAGAGCTTGTGAATTAGCCCTTGAAAAGGCCGGCGGTGTATTTGATAGAAACGATGTTAATAATGCTGTACATATTTCTGTTGGCCCAGGGACTTATTACACTAAGGGTAATCTTGCAATTCCAGATGATTGTTCTGCAACATCTACATCTGGACAATACGCCACAGTAATCGAGGCTTTGCCTGGTTACGAAAACAGCAACTGTTGGCTAGTAGGTTCAGGTTGTTATTTACAGGGTTTCTCATATACGAATTGGAAAGTTGACAACTTCGATTATCCAGAAGGTGGATTTGCTGTAGCTTATCGACCCGGCGCAAAACTAAGACGTTCACCATATTTGAGGGACTCATCTCAGCTATCTAACTTCTTACGTGCTGATGTAGAACCACCTCTCAACCCCTTCAATTCTAAGGGAACTATTGCTGACTTAGGTTTTGAATTCATTTTAGAAGTTGGACATACAGGACAATTTATTGAAGGTGATTGGATTAAATTCTCAAGCGGCGCTGAAGCCTATATTTCTTGGGACGATTCAATGGACGCCGCATTAGGTTTGCCTGGTGACTTAGCCACTTTGAGAAAAATCAGAGTTCGCAACCTTAAAAATGGTCAAGGCTACTCGATAGGAGATACTGTTTTAAGTCAATCTGGCGGCATTGGTACTATTGAATCTATTGGTATTGATGACTTTCCAAATAGAGAAGTTGGACGTGGTGGAGGTTGTTTCTTAGGAGATCGCCGTGTACTCGATCCAGATTCACTTTATACTTATTGTTTGTGTTTTGGTTTTACACCGCGTACTCAAAACGGCATCGGATATGTTGCTCGAGATGGTGCTGGTGTTAACGGTATTGGTTCATTGTCAATCTTCACACGTTGTGCATTTTATGCATTGAACGGCGGTCAGGTCACGTTGAACAACTCGGGTTCTCAGTTTGGTGACATTTCAATGAGAGCTAAAGGATCTACACGAGTCTTCCAACCAAAAGGGATGAACGAAGCATTACTTCTTAAGAACGAAGCTTTTGCTGATACAATTCAAGAAAATGCAAACACTATCATTGATGACGTCGTTGATTTCTTAACTGCAAACACCGCAGACGGTGGATTAGGTTATACCGGATATAATGCAGGAAAATGTGAAAGAGACGCTGGAATTATTATTGATGGTGTTGGATTAGACGTACAATTAAATTCAAACTATTGGGGTAGACTTGCAGGTATTACATATCGAAGCCCAATTTCATATACAGTTATTAATGACCAATTAGAACCAACCATAGGTGCTAATCAATATCTTCAAGAAAGAATTCAAAACATATTTTCTACTAACTCGGAAATTATATCTCGAGCAAATACGAGTTTCCAAGAACTTTATAATATTACTGAATACGGTGAAGAATATGATAATGGATTAATTTTAACGCCTACCGGCAATACTCAAATGACTGCCGCTGCAGAGTTAATCCAAGACAACAAAGAATTTATTCAAAACGAATTTATCGATTGGATTGATAATAACGATTTATATTTTACTTATGATAGTGCTAAGTGTCGTAGAGATACCGAGGATTATATTATTCCTGCTGTTTATTACGATACATTATTAGACACTAACTATAATTCAATCACAGCTGGTGGCGCATACTATATGTCAACGGCTGCTAAAGTTATTGACAAACAAAAAGAAGAAACAATATCAGCTTATAAGAGGCTTAAAGATCAAATTAACTTGGTCGTAGAAAATATTTCTCCTGAAGCTACAATTAAAACTGATAAATCAATGGACTATATCATTGATATTTTAGCTAATGCTGGAATTAAGTTTAGTCCTACCAATGCAACATATGATCCTATTACTGGATATATGATGTTAAAAATTGGAACTCATAGTTTACAAGTTGGACAAAAGATTTTAATTGCTCCAAATAGCATTACATTCACTTGTTTGAGCGATAATAATGTTGTACAAATTTCTCATCCTCGAGTAACAGATCCAATTTATAATAAGCCAGTTTATATTGAAGCTGTAACTGGAACAACTATTACAGTTAACGTTGGTAATGCAAACGGTTATACTGGTGTTCATACGTTTGTAAGTGCTCAAGAAAATTCAATTTCAATCGTCGGCGAGGAAATTACTTTTAGTGATAACCCTGCTATTGACGTATCGAGAAGAAACGCTCGTAAACAACTTCAGTCAAATCGTGGTTATATTGAAGATAATTTAGTTGGTTGGATCAATAATAACTATTATGTTTATGATCAAAACAAATGTAAGAGAGACACCAGCGAATATATTTTACCTGCTGTTCAAAGAGATCTTATATTAGGAACTAACTATAACTCTGTTCAGGCTGGAAAAACTTATTATACGGGCATTGCTTCTAAAGTAATTAATGATCAAAAAGTTGAAACATCATCTGCGTTCAGTGATCTTAAGTCTAATGTTCTTGCTCTAGTTTCTGATACTTCAAAAGATAGAGCTAATACAGCGTTTAATGAAATTATCGATATTCTTGATAATGGATTAGGAAACGCAGATACGATTACATGGTCTGATCCAGCTTCTTATAGAGCAAGGTATACACCAACCTTTGCAACTTATAATCCTACAAATGGCCAGGCAGTTATTACTCTCGGTAATCACAGCGTTGCTGTTGGAGAATATATTGAAATTCTTCCATACGGATTAACGTTTACTTGTTCGCAAGACGGAGATGCAACGGAGCATTCTTATCCTAGAATTGGTGATGGAAACTACTTAGTACCAGTTGTCGTAACAGCAAATACTGCAACATCAATTACTTGTAATGTAGGTGTAGGTGCTGGTGGAGTTCATACTTTTGTAAGCGCGCTTGAACAATCTGTTTCTTCTAGAAGTTATAACTCTAATGGACAATATGCAAGAGAGCAATTACAAGCAAATAGAAGTTTCTTGCAAGAAGAAGTAATTGCTTATCTTGACGCCAATTACTTTACATTCGATGGCGATAAGTGTTCTCGAGATACTGGTCTTATTTTAGATGCGGTTCGTAGAGATGTTGCAACTGGATCTAACTATAATTCGGTTTTTGCTGGATTAGCGTATCGATCAGGTAACGCTTCAACAGAAGTCGTGATTAATGAACAGCTTACAGAAACTGTAGCAGCAATTACTTATGTCAAGCTTCAAATTGCTCAAGAATTATCAGGTGCTTCTTTAACAAGATCTAACGCCGCGTTTGATGAAATTATTGATATTCTTAATAACGGCACAGGTAACGCCGATCCTATTACATTCGGCACTGCATCAGTTAGCGCTAACGAAGGGCAAGCTCAAGCTACACTTCAGGCAAACAAAACATTTTTACAGGCTGAAATTACCGCTTGGTTAGCTATCAACCATCCTAATCTAGTTTATGATCAAGCTAAATGCGAAAGAGATGTTGGATATATTGTAGACTCAGCCTCTTGGGATATTTACAATGGTTCTAATGCAGCGTCAATTAATAATGCTAGACTTTATTTTGATAACGCTGTAGCAATTTTACCAGAAGATCAAAGAGTTCCAACTTCAGAAGCGTTTAAGCATTTGGCCTACGTTGCTGGAGAGATTGTTCGAAATAACAGTGTTGTTCCTAGCGAGGGTAACGCACAATCTCAAACACTTACGTCAGACGCTGGTATTACAGTTTCAGGAAAAGTACGATCATTAATTAGAATCGTAAGTGATGCTATCGAAAGTGAAAGATTCGAGTTCCCGGCTTATGTAGAACCAACAACAGAAGCTGGTTTTGAAAATGCAGTAAGAGATATTTTTGGCCAGACTTTACGTCTTCAAGATGACGTTATTGAGTATTTACAAAGAGATCAAAACGGTCTTGCTTATAACGAATCTAAGTGTAAAAGAGACATTGGTCTTATAGTTGACGCAATATGTAAAGATGTCGAATACGGTGGTAATGAATCTTCTATTGAAGCTGCTTTATATTATTTTGAAGCAAGATCTTCTTTTGATATTGCTGATAGCACACCTATCATTGAAAAGTTCAATATTCTTCCTCCTGAACAAAGAGCTCCAACACAGGCTGCGTTTACACATTTAGCAAGTGTTGCGAGTGATATTGTACAAGAAATTTCTGTTACACCAACTGCTGGTAATCTTATAACACAAGACACTACTGGAACCCCAGCAAACGCTGCAACTGGCGCAATTGTTTCTGATCTTATTACAATTATTGTCGATAATATTGGAATTGGATCACCAGATAATATTCCTAGTATCATTGAACCTAACTTTGATCCTAATAGAACTGTAGCTAGACAAGCAATTCAAGCCAATAAAGAATTCTTAACAAATGAAGTTATTAATTTCATCAACGACAAATACTTTGTTTATGATGATGCTAAGTGTTCAAGAGATGTTGGTTATTTGCTCGACGCTGTTAAAAGAGACGTTCTTACTGGGTCTAACTTTAATTCAGTATTCAACGGTTTATCATATCGTTCCGGCACACTTGGAACAGATAAAGTTGTAGATTTTCAATTGTCTGAAACAATTGCAGCCCTCGAGTATGTTAAGACTCAAGCAGCAGCGCAAATTACTTCAGTTAATGCCCAAGCAAGATTTAATGCGGGTTTCGACGAAATCATTGATATTATGAAAAACGGTCAAGCCTCTGCTGACGTGATTAGCTTTGGTACACAAGGCCTTGCAAACAATAGATTGTTTGCAGCAAGCAACCTTCAAGACAACGTTGAATTCTTAAAGAAAGAAATGACTGCATATTTGCAGGATAATTATTTCACATACGATGACGCTAAGTGCAGAAGAGATGTTGGTTTAATTTTAGACGCGGTTCAAATAGATTTGTTAACCGGATCTAATTTTGCTTCAGTATACGCCGGTCAAGCATATGTAAATGGTGCAGCTGCACAAACTCTTGCAAACGAAAAAGTACAAACGATTGCATCTTTCTCAAGATTAAAAGAAGAAGTAGCAAACGACATTAATGCTACTGCTGCTATTAGAACAGATGCAGCCTTTGATGAAATCATTGATATCATTGATAATGGCTCAGGTAACGCCGATCCTCTCGTCTTTACAGACCCAGGACTTGTTACCGAAAGACTATATGCTCGCCAGCAACTTCAAGCAAACAGAGCATTTATCATTCAAGAAATTACTGCTTGGATTGCAGAAAACTTACCAGAATATGATGCAGTTAAGTGTGAAAGAGATATTGGTTACATTATCGACGCAGTAAGAAGAGATTTAATTCTTGGCACTAATCATAATACTATTACAGCTGGTGACGCGTATTTGAGATCTAATTCTGCATACGTACTCAGTGATCAAAGTGTGTATACGATTGCGGGTGTAGAATACGCAAGGGACCAAGTTAAAGCTCTTGCAAATGTTACTCAAGATGCTCTTATTGATACTCTTTTCCAAAGGGTAATCGATGTTTTGAATGGAACAGTTACTACATATACAGTTCCTTCTTATCCAACAACATCTGGAGCAACTTATCAAGATGCAACTAGGATAGCTGCAGTAACAGCCATTAGAACAAATAGATCTGTAATCGTTAGTGACGTGATTGCAGGAATCGCAACATTCTACCCAGAACTTGAATACGATCAAGCCAAATGTCAGAGAGATGTTGGTTATATTATTGATGCAATTTCACATGACGTTAAGTATGGTGGTAACTCTGCTACGATTAGAGCAGCGGATGCTTATTTTGCCGGCACAGTATCTCAATTAGGTGCAGAAGAAGTTATTCCAACAATTTATGCTTACACTAATTTGAAGAGCTTAATCAACGGGTATGTTACTACACAAACTGAGCAAGATAACGTCAATGATCTTATTGATATTATTATAAACGTTATTGATGCTGGAACTGTAGCAGGATTACCCGCAGTGGTTGAACCAACACTTGCAGGTTTAACTACTACAGAGCACGACGATATTCTTGCTAACCAATCAACGATTGCTACTAATACACCAACATACATTAACACAAATTATCCGGTGTATGATGTAGCTAAGTGTGAAAGAGATGTCGGTTTTATTGTAGACGCTATATCGCATGACGTTCAATACGGAACAAATAGAGGCACTCGTTCAACGGCTCTTATGTATTTTAATAATGAAGAAACCAATGTATTACCGATTCTTCAGAGATCTGAAACAAATAGTGCTTATGAACGCTTAGCATCTATTATGAGTGACATTGTTACTGAGACTTTAATAACCCCTTCAACCGGCGTAATATTGACTCAGGACACTTCAGGAACACCTGCAACCGCTACTGAAGCAGCTACTGTTTTAGAATTAGCAACTGCAATCGCTAACGCTGTTGCTGCTGAAACTCCAGATAATATTCCGGCGGCTATTGAGCCAGATCAATCTTGGGTTGCTGCAGATTATCAATCTGCTAGTGATCTTATCGTTGCTACTAAGTCAACTTATCAAGATTACATTGTTCAAGAATTCTTGGCAATTAATTACTCAAATGAAGTTTGTGAAAGAGATCTTAACTATGTAATTGATGCAGTAAGAAGAGACCTAGTTATTAATAGTAATCATCATACAGCAACAGCTGCTAATGCATTCTTAAGAGCTTCTTATGTTGATAGTGCTCTTGGCCGAGAAGCTGAGCTTGCAGTTATTAACTTTGCAAGAGAACAAATTAAAGCTTTACCTAATATAACAAGTGATGCGACAGTTGATGTACTCTTTAATACTATCACCGACGTTTTAGATGGAAGTACTACTAGCATTATACCTTCTGTGTTTAATAATACGGCTGGATCAACTTACGAAACAGCAGATAGAATAGCTGCAGCTACAGCCCTCGTTAATAACAGATCTACAATACTCAGCGATCTTACGACTTGGATTCAAGCTAATCGTCCAGAAATTTATTATGATAACGCCAAATGTACACGAGACATGGGTTACATTATTGACGCTGTACGTAGGGATCTTATTTTAGGTGGTGATTATAATACAATTACCGCAGGTAACGCATACCTTAGACCTACTAGTGGTTATCCAGATAATGAACAGGTTGAAGCAACACTTGCTGCGATTAATTACACTAGAGACTTAATAACTCAACTACCTGGTGTTCAAAGTGTTGGTGAAATATTTGATCTCTTTAGAACTGTTACTCAGTGTGTTGATGGTACGGTAACGTCTATTCAATTCCCAACATTCCCAGCAACACCTGGTGCAACTTATCAAACAGATGATAGGCAACAAACAGTAGGTTTGTTGCAAGGTGCAAAAGAAAATATAGTTGAACAAGTAATAGAATATGTTGCTGCGACTTATCCTGCATTAGTTTATGATCAAGCTAAGTGTGAAAGAGATACTAGGTTTGTCATTGATGGATTGTGTCATGATGTTTTATACGGCGGTAACACAGCAAGTAGGCTTGTAGCAGATTCATATTTCGAAGGAACTAATATTCTCCTAGGTTCTAGTCAAGAACAGACCGCGACTGCAGACGTCTACGGTCAATTGAAAACCTTCATAGGTGCTTATACTAGTATTGTTGCTGCACAAATTCAAACAGATATTGAAGCTTTGCTCGATATTACTATTGATGCAATCACAGCTGGTTCTACTGCTGGCATCCCTGTAGAAATAGAAATTGATACATCTGGTTTAGATACTACTGAGTTTGATGAAATGTCTAATAATCAAGCTTCAGTCATCTCTGATGTAGTTGCTTGGGTTAATACCAATTTCCCAACTTATGATGTTGCTAAGTGTGAAAGAGATGCAGGATTTGTAATTGACGCAGCAGCTTATGATACTAAGTACGGTGGTAACACGGCAAGTAGGTTGGCTGCTATTGCGTATTTTGACGGAACAGTAAGTCAGCTTGGAGATGCTGCCGAGGTTGCTGCATCTATTGCGGCTTACACAGAATTAAAATCTCTTGCAACCGCATACGTTGTAACGGGAGTAGAACAAACAAGAGTTGAAGATTCTATCGATATTGTAATAGATGCACTTGTTGCTGGAAATACAGACTCAATACCGGCGGCAGTTGAACCAACTACAACAGGATTGTCAATTGTCGAATGGGATGAAATTCTTTCTAATCAAGCAACTGTTATAACAGATTCTATTACTTTTGCTAATGAAACTTATCCTAGAAGTTTAGGATATAATGTTGCTAAGTGCGAAAGAGATCTTGGTTACTTAATCGACTCTGTGACTTGGGATATACAACACGATTCAAATACTGCTTCTATTAATAACGCGCAAATCTATTTTGAAAATGCAACAAGTGTGTTGCCAGTTGGTCAAAGACCGGCAACGGCTGATGCATTCAATCACATTGCTTCGGTTGCAAGCTTAATTGCTCAGGATATTGCAGTAACACCTACAACTGGTAATCCTGAATCACAAGTGTTTGGTATAACTAGTGGACCTGCTGCAGGTGCGCTTGTTGAAGATTTATTCCAAATTGTTGCTAATGCTATTACAGCCGGAAATTTAGATTCTTTACCGGCTGCTGATGAGCCAACACAAACACCTTATGATCAAGAATATATTGATGCGGTTGCTGAAATTGACGCAATTAAGCCAGAACTTCAAGCAAAAGTTATTAGCTTTATTCAAGAAGAGTTTAATGGTTTGGGCTATGATCAGGCTAAGTGTGAAAGAGATACGGGTTATATACTTGATGGTATTTCACACGATATTCAATATGCAGGTAATGCTGCTACTTACATTAACGCTCAAGTTTACTTTGAAAATGCAATCAATGTATTGCCAACAACGCAAAGAGAGCCTACTCAAGCAGCATGGACTTACTTAGGTGATATGCTTGAAAAAGTTGTACAAAGACAAGAAGTTAGTGCTCACGTTCTCAATACTACTAAGCAAGATACATCATTCGTTGGTGGTAACCCAAACATTGCTTTAGAAGCTAAGGGACTTGCTCGAATGATTGCAGACCAAGCATATGAAAGTACTTCTGCTAGACTCCCAGAAAGAATAGATCCGGATACTTCTTGGCAAGCACCACAATATGTAATAGACAAAGAAGCAATTGAAGATGCATCTATAACTTTAACTAATGGAATCGTTACTTATATTGCGGAAAACTTAAACGGATTAGGTTACGATGAATTAAGATGTCGTAGAGATGTTCAGTTTATTGTAAACGGATTATCACATGATATTCAGTACGGCGGAAACCATGCAACACGAATTAATGCGCAAATTTACTTTGAAAATGCATTAAGTGTATTGTCACTTGGAACAAGAAGACAAACAGCAGATGCTTATGAATATCTAGGTGAATTAGTAAGAGATATTGTTCAAGGCGTTGATACTCAGACTAACGCTTATACTACAACATTACAAGACTTTACTAATACACCTTCTAATTCTACTGAAGGTGCGCGAGTTCAAAACCTTGTTCAAATAATTGAAGACACGATTAGGAATGATGATGTTAACACAATTCCAGAACTCGTACAACCTGATTTCTCTTGGGTAGATGCAACAACTAAACAAGCTGCTGACTTAATGGTAGAAAAGACTCCAGAACTTTCTCAGGATTTAATTGACTGGATTGCATCGGAGTTTACTGTTCTTGACTATAATAGAGATAAGTGTAGAAGAGACACATTCTATATCTTAGACGCGTTTAGTTACGACCTCAATTATGGCGGTAACTTAGCTACACGCTGGAACACAGACTTTTATTATTGGAACGACACTTTTAGAATTCCAGAAGATCAAAGAGAACCTACTGGGCAGGCTTATCGACAACTTGGTTTAATTTGCGAACAAATCGTTAAAGGTACTTATCCTGGTCAAGTGGTTAAAGGCGAAATTGCAACAAACATTGAAGGTAATAAAGTTAGAAGGTTTGGACAAAATCTTTACGAAGTATTATATTTTAATGATGTTAAAAAACTTCCTCTTAAGCAACAGCCTGATACTAGTTGGATAGATAAAATTTACATCGATGCTCGACAAACGCTTAGCGTTTTTAAAACAGATCTTGCTTTTGATGTAGTAAGATTTGTTGGAGCTACATACGGGTTTGTTGATATACCATTAACGAGAAGAGATACGTATAACTTACTACAAGCAATACAAAACGACTTTAATTATGAAAACTACGCATTAGGTGATCAAGGTGGTCAAAATGCTGTAAGAACATTCACTGCATCACTCTTTGATTATAACGCAAATATTGTATTCCCTGTATTTAATCCTCCAACTTCTGTAGCAGATATTGGATTAGTATACAAAGGTTCTATAGACGTAGTTGGAGCATTACCCGATGGAAGCACTCTGCAGCCTAGAAAATACAGAGATGCTTATATTGTAGCATCAAATTTCTTAACTAGTGACTGGGCTGGAGATATATATTACTGGAACGGTGTTGCTTGGGTTAATGTCGGTCCAAATAATACAGAATTACTTGAAGCGTTTGTGGGATGTTGGGAAAGAATTCGTGACTTTATTATTTCAAACTACTCACCAAATTCAGATGTAAGCGCTATGTTAACAGGCTTAATCAATGATTGTTTGATTGATAATGTATTGAAGCCACAGACACTCGTATTCGGTGCTCTTGTAGAATCAATTGCTCACCAGTTTAACGGTGCATCAGCAGGTGTTAATAGAAACGCGCTTCCTTTGAATTTTAGAAACTTGGGTACTGCAATTTCAGCTTTAGCTTCTGTATTGTATGAAGAAGGTGGAAGAATTAGATGGTCCGGTTCAGACGAATTGAACAACCAGTATTTTGCACGAGGATTAAGAATTAATGGTAGAACAGGCCGAATTGAAGGACGGCCATTTACATCTTCCGTACGTAAACTTGCAAGACGTGCTTCTCAGAGTAGAGCTTTCGTCTAAGGAATAAATAAAGACATGGTTATAAGAGTAGTCACATCACAGGCCCCAGACGCCAAACCGGTCGCGGTCAATCTTGAATTAGACACGCAAGGGCAAGTTATTTTCGAAGTTCCGGAATATGAAGTTCCTGAACTCGTATTTGGTGGTTCGACAGTTGTTGAACCGGGCGTTGGTGAAATTATTTCACCTCTTATAGTTTGTAATGTAACAGCAAACACGGTGAGCGTTGATGTTGAAGTGTATAGGTTTATAGAAAATAGATATTTTTCTCTTATAAAAAACATGCCCGTGCCAGGCTATGAAACAATTCCCATTCCATTGAACGGACAATTTTTAAAAACTGGGGATTGGCTTGAGGCTAGATGTAGTGCGAATAACGCAATTCATTCGACGTTATCGTTTACACTTGGCCAATCAGAAGAAGATGACGTCGTTTAATTTAGGAAAGCATAATGCCCAGCTCGTTTAGAACGATCACAGGCCTATCGAAAACGTTAGGCCAGGGAATTCCACAACAGTTCCCTATACAATTAGATCCTGCTCCATTCGAGGGCGCAATTGTATATGCTGATAACGGCGAGCTTAGATATTCAAATGGTAGTTCGTGGCTTCCTTTAGGTACAGGTCCTCAAGGAACAACGGGTTTTCAAGGTCCACAGGGCACTCAAGGTTTACAGGGCGATTATGGCCCTGGTTTCACAATCATTGGTTCAGTACCCGACGTTGATGCTGGTGGCGATCCTCAAGCAACTCTTAATACAGCGTTTCCATCAGCTAACGTTGGTGAAGGCGTTATTGATGATGCTGATGATGAGCTTTGGATTTATGATGGAGCTAATTGGGTAAACATTGGTTCTTTTAGAGGTGTTCAAGGTTTCCAAGGTGTTCAAGGACCACAAGGTCTGCAGGGACCAGAAGGCGATAAAGGTGTACAAGGGTATCGTGGATTGCGAGGTTTCCAAGGTGAGCGCGGTATTCAAGGCGCTCAGGGCCCAAAAGGTGAGCGTGGTTTCCAAGGTATTCAAGGAAGACGTGGACCTCAAGGTTATCAAGGCGTACAAGGTGATTTTGGTATACAAGGTGATCAAGGAACGCAGGGTCTACAAGGATTACAAGGTCCACAAGCTTCTCAAGGTATTCAAGGTAATATAGGGTTTCAAGGTCCGCAAGGGTCACAAGGAACTCAAGGCCTTCAAGGTCCCCAAGGAACGCAAGGTCTTCAGGGCCCGCAAGGAACTCAAGGTCTCCAAGGTCCCGTTGGTGAAGAAGGTCTTACTGGAGGTTTAACACTTCTTTACAATTATGACTATGCAAATAACGGAAACACGACAGATCCAGGTAATACATATTTTGTTACTAGCGCAAATGACCTACAAGTTGCTGGTACTTTCCAAATTTATATTGACGATTTAAGCGCCCCAGATCAATCTGGAGTAGCAACTGTCGATAGTTTCTTTGCTGACGTTGCTGGTAGGCTCGCCACACCTAAGGCCTTTTTATTAATTAGACAGCGTAATGATGCCGCAAGTGATATGCAATATACTTGGGCTGAAGTCACAGCACTTACAGATCAAGCAGGTTATTGGCAACTCGATTGTACATACGTAAGCGGTGTTGCAGATTGGTCAACTTTTATTGGATCCTTTGGCCAACTAATGGAATTAAATTTTTCATTGCCTGGTCTTACTGGTGGTATAGGTGCGCAGGGGCCGCAAGGCACGACTGGTTTTCAAGGTCCGCAAGGAACTCAAGGTCTTCAGGGCCCACAAGGAACTCAAGGTCTTCAGGGCCCACAAGGAACTCAGGGCCTTCAAGGTCCGCAAGGAACACAAGGAACAATTGGGGATCAAGGTGCACAAGGTACTACAGGTTTTCAAGGGTTTAAAGGTGATATAGGTGATCAAGGTGTTCAAGGGTTTATTGGTATACAGGGACCGGGTGGTATAGCCGGTGACTTTGGTGGTTTGTCTTATAATTACGAATTCTCAAGTAATACTACAGCATCAGATCCTGGGCAAGGTGTTTTAAAATTCCAAACTGCTAATTTAAGTTTGCCCGGAATTGACATGTATATTGATGATGCTGAAGCTCTTGGCGTCAACGTTATGGATGCCATCGGTGCAGAACTACAAAGTGTTGCTGGACCTATTAAAGGTTATTTTAAAATAACTGATCGTGCGAACCTTAACAATACAGCAACTTTCAAAATTAATGGCGCTACAGACAACGGTGGTGGTATCACTGGTTGGTGGTCATTAGATCTTACATGGCTCTTAGGTGTAACATCGTTTACTGATGGAACACTCGTATCTATTTCATTCATTAGAAACGGTGATATAGGTATTCAAGGTACACAAGGTGTACAGGGTAATTTGGGTATCCAAGGACCTGAAGGAGCTGGCGCTCAAGGATCGCAAGGTCCACAAGGTGTTCAAGGTGTTCAGGGCTTTACAACCTACACTGGATTAACGTACGAATACAATCTTAATACCGATAATACGCCTGAAACAGATCCTGGCTCTAATAATGTTAAAACGAATGGAGTAAATCCCGCTTCCATTACTACGATTACGATTGATGATCAACCGGTCAACGGTGATAATTTAGATGCTTTGTTTAATTATCTCGATACTCTTTCGGAAGTTCACATTAAGCTTATGCCGAAGGGCACTAACGATTATTTCGATCTTTACTCGGTTTCGGATTTCACTTGGTCGACATCGGGAACTGGAACAGATTGGGGTTGGTTTGATGTAACACATATTGATTCTACAAACACCAGCGCGGAAATATATGCGCAACTCAACAACTTACCACTTTTGGTAGAATTTCTTCTTCCTGGGCCGGTTGGTAGTGCGGGTATTCAAGGACCTCAGGGACCTCAGGGTATTCAAGGTATCCAAGGAGCAACCGGTGCAGGCGCTCAAGGGCTACAAGGTCCACAAGGAACAACAGGCGATGATGGTATTCAAGGAGCAACCGGTACCGGCGTTCAAGGGCCACAAGGACCACAGGGTCCTCAAGGTACTGATGGTGCTGATGGTATTCAAGGAGCAACTGGTGCGGGCGTTCAAGGGCCACAAGGACCACAGGGTCCTCAAGGTACTGACGGTTTTCAAGGCCCAGAAGGACAAACCGGTTCTTTTGGTGGTGTAACGTTTGATTATACATTCAACACGACAACTGGAGCGTTAAGTCCATTTGCTCAAGGTAACTTAAGTGTTAATAACGCCACTGCTTCTAGCGCAAACATCTTGTACATTCATGAAAGAGATGACTTTAGCGTTAATTTAGAAACTTATTTAAGAACTGTCGATGATTCCACAAGCCCAATAAAAGGTCATGTTAAAGTAACGTCTAAGGCTGATATTAGCCAGTTCTTACTTTACACCATATCAGGTCTTACAGAAAACGGGACTGTATTTGCTATTAATGTAGCTTACGTAAGTGGAAACCTTTCTGGTAATACGTTCCCGAACAGTGAAGACATTACAGTTACATTCGCAAGGACGGGTGATGTTGGTCCAGCTGGACCAACGGGTGGTGATGGTTTCCAAGGTGCGATTGGTCCTTTGGGGCCCACGGGGCTTACAGGGCCACAGGGTATTCAGGGTGTACAAGGTCTACAAGGTCTACAAGGAATACAAGGTATTTCGGGATCCTCGGGCGGTGGTGATCAAGGTACTCAAGGTCTTCAGGGTGTGGCTGGCCAGGATGGTTTTCAAGGAGCAACCGGTTTTCAAGGCCCTGGTGGTGACGGCAACCAAGGCTCCCAAGGCACGCGAGGTGCTGACGGTGCTCAAGGAATTGCTGGTGTAGGTGCTACTGGTGCCCAAGGCACCACCGGTGAAACCGGGCCGCAAGGTGTACAGGGTGTACAGGGTACACAAGGTGATGCTGGCCAGGATGGTGTTGGAACAGGATCACAAGGTCTTCAAGGTTATAGGGGTTTCCAAGGTGATCTTGGCGCGCAGGGGCCAAAAGGTATTCAAGGGTTTACTGGTATACAGGGCCCGGCAGGTCAAGGTACACAAGGGCCGCAAGGTTTTGGTGGGATTTCAGGCGCAGGTACACAAGGACTTCAGGGTTTCCAAGGCTATCAGGGTGTACAAGGAGCAGAAGGCGCGGTATCCGGGACGGTGCAAGGTACGCAAGGACCACAGGGCGGCCGAGGATTTCAAGGTTTTGTTGGTAGTGGTGGACCTGGGCCCCAAGGTACTCAAGGATTACAGGGTGTTCAAGGTTTTAGTGGTGCTATACCCGATTCGGTACAAGGTATACAAGGACCACAAGGTCCACAGGGTCCACAAGGTTTAAATGGCAGTGGTACGCCTGGCGCACAAGGATCGCAAGGTCCACAAGGTACAGACGGCCAAAGCGGGTTTGGTGTTCAAGGTTTCCAGGGTCCTGCTGGACAAGGTACTCAAGGACCACAAGGTACAACTGGTGATGGTGGTTTTGCTACTCAAGGTGTACAAGGGCCACAGGGCCCAGAAGGTAACACTGCTAGTAGTGTTCA